CATGTGACCAAGGACGGCTACATGGTGTGCATGCCGCGTGTCGCTCGCACCGGCATTCAGCTCTACAGCGGCAATGAAGTCGGCAGGCCCGACATGAAAGAGGTCAGGGTCTATCGTCCGGAAGACGAAGTGTTTTCGCACGACGCGGTCAAATCGCTGGCCGGCAAGCCGGTGACGGTCGAGCATCCGAATCAGATGATCACAGCGGAAAACTGGAAGGACAATGCCGTCGGCTATCTCGGCTCCGAGATATTGCGCGACGGCGAATTCATCCGGGTGCCGCTGCATTTGATGGACGCCGAAGCCGTCAAGACAGTGCGCGGCGGCAAGACCCAGCTGTCGGTCGGCTACACCGCCGAGCTGGATTGGAAAGACGGCGTCACACCGGAAGGCAAACCCTACGACGTCAAGCAAACTACCATCCGTGCCAATCACGTGGCGATCACCCATACCGCTCGTGGTGGACCTTTGTTGCGTATGGGCGATCGAAAACCGCAGGAGAGAAAAATGGCTCGCATGTTGATAGACGGCATTGGCATTGAACTCGAAGAGCGCGATGTGCCAGTGGTGGAGCGTCGCATCCACGCGCTTGAGCAGGAGGTTGCCACCACCAAGACCGCGCTGGCAAACACCCAGACCGCGATGCAGACCGACATCGCGACCGCGCGCAACGAGACTGCTGTTGCGGTGACGGCGTCACAGAACAAGGACGCTGAGATCGTGACTCTGAAGAAGCAGCTGGCCGACGCCGCGTTGACGCCGCAGAAGATCGCGCAGGCGGCGCGTGAGCGCAACGCGGTCGAGCAGCGCGCCAAGGGGTTGCTCGATAGCGTTGTGATCACCGATGACAAGTCCGACGCGGATATCCGTCGGCAGGTGGTCGACGCCAAAATTGGCGAGGTCGCCAAGGGCTGGACCGATGAGCAGGTGATGTCGTCATTCAACACCCTGACCGTGACGCAGCGTGACAATGGCAACGGCCTGCAGAATGTCGTCAATGTTCTGGGGCAGCCCAACAACAACACCGATCCGCTGGCCAAGGCCTACAACGAATATGAGACGACGCTGGCCAACCGCTGGAAGACCGCCGGCAGCAGAACGCCGGCCTGATCGTCCTCATCCTCTCAAAACGGAGTTCACTACAATGGCAGTTCAAACCACCTTCAATGAATATATCCGGCAGGGTATTCCCGGAATGATCAACAGCATGGTTGATTATAACGCGGTGACCCGCAGCGCCGCCACCGTCAACGGCATTCCGCCAGCGCGCGCGGTATCACAGGGCGTGGCGGATATCGAGTGCACGCTCGGCGGCGCCAATGTCAACCTCTTCATCGGGATCACGATTGTCGATCCAACCGTCGTCAAACCGACAACCGATGTTCTCACCCCGGTCGGGTCTTATCCCCAGTATCAGAATGTCGGCATTCTGACCAAGGGTGAGATGTTCGTAACTGCAGCTGTGGCGACCACGACCGGCGATCCGCTGCACTTCGATGCCACCGACGGCACTCTGAGCAACACCGGCGGCATCGGCCCGGTGCCAGGAGCGTCCTGGAAGTTCTCTCGCCCGGCAGGTGAACTCAACGTCGTCAAGCTCGGCATCCAACGCTGACGTTGGCGGCTTTCTTCAACCATCACACCGTCAAGGAGGCGGAGATGACCGGCTTTAATATGTATTCGCGCGATGCACAACAGATCGCGTACAACTTTGTCGTCAATCAAACCACCATGATAGAAACACAGGTGGTCAAGATTCAATATCCGGATGTGCAGTATCCGGATTTGGTGCCGGTCGATACCATGGCCGGCAACGAATGGGTAAAATCCATCACGTATTTCAGCGCCGACATGATGGGTCGCGCGGAATGGTTTCACCATACGGCGCTCGATGTGCCGCTGGCTGAACTGACTCGCGATAAGTTCGAGCGCGGGATCGAGATGGCAGCGATCGGTTATCGCTGGACCATCGAGGAGGTCGCCACCGCGATCAACACTCCCGGTCTCAACCTCACTGCTGATAAGGCGTCTGCCTGTCGGCGCGCCTATGAAGAGTTCGTCGACAACACCGCGTTGCGCGGCTCGGTGCCGAAGAACATGGAAGGGCTGATGAACAGCACGCAGATAGTGGCCACCACGGCACCGGCAGACGGCACGTCAGGAGGCACCGAGTTCGCCGACAAGACTAATGAGCAGGTGATCCGCGATATCAACGGCGCGCTCACCGGCATCGCCGCTGGCACCAACTGGCTGTTCTATGCCGATACTGTTTGTTTGCCGCCGGAAGTGTTGATGGGACTGGCCGGTCGCATCATCCAATACACCTCGATCACTTTGCTGGAGTGGATCAAGACCTACAACGTGCTGACGGTGCAAACCGGGCGGCCGTTGACCATCGCCGGTGTGCGCGGACTGGAGAAAGCCGGCCTCGGCGGCATTTCCCGGATGGTGGCGTATCGCCGTGATCCACAAGTGCTTAAGATGTGGATACCGATGCCGCACAAATTCCTGCCGGTGTGGCAGCGCGGGCCGATGGTCTTTGACGTTCCCGGAATCTTCAGGCTCGGCGGCGTCGAATTCAGGCTTCCTGCGGCGGCTCGTTATTTGGACGGAGTCTGACGTCATCGTTTGACGTCATCGTATCTTTACTAATTCAACAGGAGTAATCCAATGGCGAAAGTGAAAAACATAGGTCGGCAGCCGCGCGGCTTCTATGACGAGAAGCACAATCTCGTGGTAGTGGCGCAAGGCGAAGAGGCTGAATTCAACATGAAGGAAAACGACTACAAGAAGCAGCAGGAACTGCTTGAAGCCTGCGGCGATCCGAAGCCGTTCGAGATCAGCGGCGGCCCCGGTGGCGTCAGCAAGCCCGGCAAGAAATCGGTTGATGCACCACCACAGCCGCCGCAGCAATCGGCGCCGCAGCACCCAACACCACAGCAACCGGCGCCACAGCAAGCGGCGCCACAGCAACAACCAAACAAGGCACAGAGATAGCCGCCATGGCGATCGATCCAACGCTGCCGCCGACAGTCGAGGAATTCCGCAAGCTGTTTCCGGAGTTTGCCGCCATCCCGGATGAGCACGTGCAGCTGTATCTCGACATCGCGATGTCGTGGGTCGATACGTTCTGGGACCAGCAGGACGCCAAGATATCGGTGATGTATGCCGCCGCGCATTACCTCTGGATTCACGATCTGAGCAGCGGCGGTGCACTGTCCGGCGGCGGCGCCAATGGCGGCGGTAGTGTCGGTGGCGGCGTGGTCGATCCGGAGCTGGGAAAAATCTGGGTCAAGTCGGTTCGCTTCCGCGATCGTTCGGTGACTTATGAGCGCGTCGGTCTGCCAAACCAGAGCAGCACCACTGGCAAGGGCAGCACGGCCACCGACTTCTGGGAGTCTTCTCCTTATGGCAAGATGTATCTCTCGTTTCAGCGTCGCAACGCGCCTCATGTAGCGGTGGTGTGAGATGGAATATTCCATGACGGTGAAACGCCTGCGCATGAAGTCGGTTGTTGATTCAATCGATGGCGGTAATGGTCCAGGCGTGATCCAGCTGCGCGATGCTGATCGTGTGATCCTGACCTCGCTGCTGCTGATGCGGCCGAGTTTCTATCTGGTGGCGGACGACCTGTTTCTGACGGCTCCAACGACCGCGTTCGTTACCGTGGCGGGCATTGCCGCGATCGGCACCATCACCGATGGCAGCGGCAATATCATCATCGATGAGCTGTCGGTCGGCGTCGATGTCACCGAGGATCAAATCCACGATTTCGAGATCGTGCTGGATAGTGTCGCACTCGATGTCGGCAAGCAGGTAACCATCGTCACTGCGACGATCGAACATGGTTAATGTTCCAATCAAGCTGATCCCGGTCGATGACGCGGTCGACGATGAATTCGCCGAGCCGGTGGTGCTCAAGCCGATGCAGACAGTCAGCGGCGGTTATCGGGAAGCGGTGCCGGACCCGACACGGCCTTCGGTGATCACGCGCGGCATCTATGATCAAGGTCGTGGCGCGGTCGAGAACACGGTCGGCCTCACGCGGCAGGCTACCGTCGATACCACGCTGTCGATCCGCTGGGAGCCAGTACTGCAATGCAGTCTGCGCAAAGGTGATCGAGTGTTCTTTCCGAATCGCAGTGAAACCCACGAGGTGACCTACATCAGCGATGATCCTGGCGGGCGGCCAGATGTGCATCTGGTGAAAGTGCTGGAGGACGAATGAGCGTTATTCGCATGCTGTCCCGATTGTGTGCGGTGGCGGCATTGCGCGGTCGGACCTGGGCCGACGAGCGGGTGTTTGACAGCGACAACACGCCATTGTCACAGGCGCTGATGCTGAACGAGGCTGCCAAGCCGTACATCGTGGTTTACACCGACGCTGACAATCGGCTCGATATCGGCGGCACCGATCTGTACAGCGTCCGACGTGAAATGAGTTTGGTGCTGGAGTTGGGTGTCGCCTCGAAAGTAGAAGGCGCGACCGGCGGCGTGCAGCTGAAAACGCCATTGACAGATGAAGGCATGGAGATCGCGCTCGACATGGTCGAGGAGCAATCGATCTCTGCTTTGTTTGGTGATCCGATGAGCGATTGGGCCGAGCTGTTGAAGTTGATCGTGATCAAGGTCGATCGTGTTTCCGGTCAGCGCGGCGCCTCGGCCGAGCGCGATAAAAGATGGGCGGCACGACAACTGACCTTTGTGTGCGACACGCTGGCGGATTTACCGCCCGGCGTTCCGGTGCCGTATGGCCATCCGATTCAACAGTTCACTGAAGTATCGAAAAACAATCCGGAGGCTGGAATGGATCACGCAAGCGAAATATGCACGGCATTGATCAATCGAACAGCGGCGCCGGAATGGCGGCAGATGCAGGCGATGCTGGGAATTCGGCGGCTGGGTCTGCGCGCCATCGGGCTGGCGCCTCTCGCTGCTGATCTGCCGACGATGGCGACGGCGGAAGGCGATGATCTGACCGACACGAGAGGCGAGGCGCCGATACTGCGCGAGATCAGCGCCGATGACATGCAGATGGAAAACGAGCCGGACAAGGGCTTGGTTGACCTGCAGACAATTCGCACCAATGTTCTGACCGGCAAGGTGGTCGAGAAGAAAGATAAGGTCGAGATCGAGGGCGAGCAGAGTTGATAAAGATCGACGTCGATACCGATGCTCTGGCGGCGTTCGCCAAGCGTCTGGAGAACGTCGAGAAGCTGACCAAGCCGATACTGGCGCTGGGCCTCAACGAGATCGGTGATGGTCTGGTGTCGGTGATGGCGACCGATCTGGTGAAGCAGACCGGGCTGGGGCTGGAAGAAGTTCGCGGCATGATCAAGATCAGCCGCGCCAATCGCAGTTCATTGAGCTACGATATCACCATAAAGCCTGAGCTGCTGCAGGCGCAGCGCGGTCGACCGCTGGAGGCCAAACGTACGGACTGGGATTTCGGCCGGCGGCAACCCGGAGAGCTGGTCATTGTAGTGACGCAGAAGGACGATCTGGTCTGCAAGGATTGCCAGGAGCTGGAGGCTGCCGGGCCGATGCCGATCGAGATCGCGCGCGAGCATGTGCCGAAACACCCGAGTTGTAGATGCGTTCTGCTGCCGTATGTGCAGAAGGGCAAGCGTCTGCCGTTGACCATGACCACGTTGACCGGCACCGATCCTGCCTTGCGTTCCAAATTATCGTCGTCAACAGAACAGGATATGACGCTGCGACAGCTGGCGCAGAATGTCATGAACAAGACTGCTAACAAGATTAGGGTCGAGGTGAAATAAAAGGACTTTCGCCATGGCTGACGATTATCAACAACTGATGCGACAGATAGCCGACCTGCGACGGCAGATGGCCGACACCTTTCAGCGCGGTACTGTAAAGGAAGTCAAGGGCGACAAGATGCGCATGGTGATAGGCAAGGATGACGATGGCAAGGAAATCCTGTCACCTTGGCTTAATACTTCCAACCATCGTGGCGGCGCCACCGAGGCGCGGTTCTACAAGAAGGGCCAGACCCTGCAGCTGATCTGTCCCAATGGCGATCTGAAGCAGGGATCGATCGCGCCATGGGCGCCCAACAAGGACTTCAAACGGCCGGAGCACGCCAATGAAAGCTCGCAGGACGAAGAGTCCTATCAGATGGATGACTATCGCACCAAGCAGACAAAGGAAGGCTACGACAACTGGCTGCAGCCTGATGACAGCAAGAAGCAGCAAGGCAGCCAGGGCGGGCAAGGCGGCGGTCAGCAGAAGGACAAGAAGGGCCATACCGGTGGTGACAAGGCGGTGATGAAGACCCGCATGAACAAGGATGGCGGCATCACCCATCGGGTTGGCAAGGACGTGCGGGTGATGGCGCACAAGGAAGGCGCCAAGATGCGGGCCAGCAGCACCTGGGTCGTGGTCAAGAAAGGCAAGATCATCTTCAGCCAGCCGCCCGAGCTGGGCAAGGACCCGATCAAGAACGACGACAAGTAAATCCTCTTTCAAACAGGAGAGCGAAGAATGGCGCAAGTGCAGAATATCAGACAGAATATCAGGTTGCAGAAGTACTACATCTATGATCCGGCAGTCACTCCAGGCGATGAATTCGGTGGTTTGATCGCCAGGAAAGACGACAATGGCGTGCACGTCCTCGCCGTTTTGCAGCAGGTGCAATACTGGATCGATCAGGGATTGGCAGGTCAGAAACCGCTTGGTGAACTTAGTGACACCGCCAAGGCGCTGTTGAAACAGATCACGCGCGGGCGCAGCGAGGACAACGACGCCAATCCGAAGCGGGTG